TGAGGACATAAAAGAAAATCCAGACCGTCTGTTTTTAAGATAGCACATCCCATAACATCTATCATCTGCTTTGCATGCTTCCCAAAATATAAAGAAGAGTCTATTTGCTTCTCTATAGTCCGGTGCTCCAACATCGATTTTTGACCATTGCAAGTACATATAGTGAGTACCTGTGATATAAGTAGGGCTACCGTTATTATAAAACCAATACCCTTCATCTCTTCTTTTAAATTCATTATCTATATAATCAAACCACTTTTCTTTAAAATCACTTGGATATTCTTCCCAATCAAACCTTGTTTTTATTCTTTTTAATTCTTTCGGGTATTCGTGTTGCTGCCAGTATTGCTCCTCTTTAACTTCGCTTCGTTTAATTGGTTCATTGATTGCTGGTAGTGCAATACGTAAATTTTGAATTTCAATAACTTGTCCAATTTCCCCTGTTTTACTTATGCATACAAAATCATATTCAGCATTATAACCATACTCCCATTTTTTTGCTTTATTGAGTTTTTTGAATATTTTAGGATTAACAATATCTTTTACTTCTTTCCACAATGTTTGCTTATAACTCATCTGCTTCTCCCTTCCGCAAATCCTTTAAAAACCCTTTCTTCTTTTACTTCTTTTGGTTTTTCAATTAATAGTTCTTCTTCTTCTTGTATTCTATTTAGAATTTCAAAAGCGTCAAATATAGCTAGCTTTTTAGTTGCAGCTGCGTTCTTTAGTCGGTCCGCAGTCACATCCTCCCCTGTATCTACAATCGGTTCCTTCGCTACTTTGATTAATTCTTTCACTGCTAGTTGCCCAGCTTGGATTATACTCTTTTTCGTGTCCTTGACGTTCATGTTTAATTAGGATATCTTTTGATTTCATACAATATAATAACTCATTATCTATAACAAATTCCCACTGTCTATCGTTAGGAAAGCTAACTAAATCTTCTTTATTAATATTTAATTTATTTAATTTATTATTATCGTATTTTAAAATACCTAAATTATTAATAACTTTTTGATTTAATTTAGAAGAGACAAGAGGTTTAATAAAACACCTATCTAAGAAAGCTTTTCTTACGCCTTGTCTCTCATATAAATATATTTGATCAGGGGAACAGAAGTATAAATTATCTTTAAAATAAGATCTACTATTTTGTTGCTTACCCTTCATGTTGTAGAACTTTCTAAATACATTATGATGTATATAAATAATATCTCCTTTTTTTATAGGAAGATTATAAGCTTTTGGAACACTTATTACCTTAGCTTTTTTATTTATAATTTTAAAAGTCTCTATTTTAGTGTTAAGGATCAAATCTTTATCACCAACTTTTATTTTATTATTATACCGTTCACCTACGGGTTCAACTATATAATCATAAATACTATTCATTATAATGTAAATTGTATTCTACTGCGATAGCCATATTACAATTAAACTTCTTCCAAGGAAGAACATCTTGTCCTTTTTTGATATAAATAGAATATTCTTTATCTTTTTCATTACTAATTATATCACATATTGTATGACCACCATATACTTCTTGACCAACTGAATAATGCATTGCATCATTTTTATAGTCAGAACCTATACTGATTTTTCTTATTACATTAGACATTTTAATCTACTTTACTCAGTTCAGGTGTTTCTATTTCAGTATACTCGCCTGTTTCTACATTAATATTTACTTGGCCATACTCAGCCTCTAAAACAGATTTAAAATCCTCTGTCTCTCTATTCACTTCACCAAATTCATGTAATAAACCATGCTTTTGAGCGGATACATAACCTATTTGATTTAATAGATTATTTAATTTTGTTTGTTGTTCTTGGATTGTTTTTAAATGTTCTTCTGATATTTTATTCATTTGATTAAATTTAAGTGTTTGTTTTTATTTGTATATTCTTTTTATAAAGAACTTTTTCTTACTGAGCATAATATTGGTGTGCCAGTATATAATGAACTAGATTTAGTAAAGGTAACTTCATAATAACCAAAGCCTGGTTGTAAAGAAGTGTCTGGAGTCCATAATCTAAGTATCATAACTTCGTCAGTTGCGAAGTTAAAATCTAATGTACCTGTTGTTGTAGCGTTTTGTGCGTTAAAGTCTGTAGTCGTTGTAGAAGTACTTGAACCATCGAAATTTGTGTATGATGCATGATACACAGAAGAAGTTGATCCACTCCCACCGCCTTGATTTGTTATCTCAAGTTCTATATCACTCGCGCTTACATCCCACCAGAGTCTAACAACTCCGTCGTCAAACATATCGGTATCAACGGTATTACTTATTGTTAAAGAATTTTCAGGAGTCGCGGGTGTTGTCCAATGTACGTCACCACTTGTTGTTTTAGCAGTTAATACATCTCCAATCGCAGGACCTGGGTTATTGGAACCTAAATAAAACTGTACTTCTCCTGTTGCGTTAACAGATAGTTGAAGTTTATCAGACCCGTTTGTAGATATTAACAAATTACCACCAGTATCTCCTATTTGAATTGCTCCAGATCCTCCTAGAATTGTAGTTGGAGAACCACCATTTCCTAATGTTAATAATGAATTATTTCCTTGAGTAATGCTAAAAGCACCACCACTAATTATTGAAGGTTGACTATATTGAGTAACTGTACCTCCTGTTGTTAAATTAATTTGTTGTCCGCTATTACCTGTATAGCCAGCATTTAATACATCAACAATTCCAGGTGTAGTTCCACCTGCTGTTACCCATTCTAAATCACCAGAAACGTTTTTAGCAGCTAATACATCTCCTACAGCTGGAGTTCCTAATCCTGTACCTACAACATTTATCTCAGTAGCTGACTTTAACTTAAGCCCGGTTCCAACACTTCCACCACTGTCAATTAGTATTCCAGCAGCTGTACCTAGTCCTCCTATAGTACTTATAATTATTTGATCTCCACCCCCACCACCAGTGTAAGACATTTTAATCTCTCCATTACTACTTATGTCAAATGGTCCACTATTGTTAATTGCTATTCCAGCAGCGCCCATAGTAGCCGTATAAGGTCCACCTGGTCCAGTATTTCCTAATGTTATTGTTTGACCGCTTGTTGCTATGCTGCCTGTCCCTAATACAGATGCTAAATTTGGAACTGGTTGAGCAGCCCCACTTATTATATCTGCTCCACTTATCTGTGCTGTTCCAGCTGCATTATAACCAGCTATACCAGTCATATTAGCTAAAGTGTTTTCTACAGGTAAATTACTTATTTTTACGTTTGCCATTTTCTATTATTTAAGGTGCAGCTTCTTGAAGCAGCAAGTCTGTTGTGTTTTGTAATTCTAAAAATCCTAAACCATTTTCAAGCTCAATATACCACGTTACTCCTGGAGGAGGTGGTGTAGTTGGTCCTTTCGGGCTTCGAAGATCTATTATTTTTGTTCCTATACCTATTATCATTAGAATAAAGCTAAAATAACCTCTTCTGGCTGTATTTCATCTTCTGGTACCGCTGCACAAACAGTTAAAGCACTTACTGGCATGAATGATCCCGCTGGTACATTGGTGAAGGTTGTTACACTTCCACTTTCCATTACTAAAGTTATACTTGTCATAGCAGCTCCAATATATAAAGCAGCTCCAGGTCCTGGAGTTTCGTATTCACAAGAGCAAAAGTCTTCTTCACAACCACAAGTGTAAGTATACATTGTTTTCTTTAAAAAACCAGATAGTTGATCTATTTGTCCTAGTTCTCCATTTACATTTTCTTCTCCTAAATTAGTTGCACTAGCATCGTAATTAGAGTCTCCATAAAGAGGTTCACCGACATTAGGATCAGTAACATCTTCTATTATTACTTTTTGTGATCCCATATAAGGACTTGTAAATGGGCATCCAAAATCCCATGCAAACCAAGCAAGATCTTCAACTTCAAATACAGCTGGTTGTGATTTAGCAATGGAAAAAGTAGCGTCGTTGTTTCCACCATCTATTGTTATTATATCGCCATCTTCATATCCACTACCCTCTGATACTATAGTTACACTAGTTACGGTTCCCGCTCCATCGTCAATATAATTAACTGTCATACCTGTTCCACTACCACCGGATGTACCTACTGGAGGTGGGGTAACACCAACTGGATATCCTGTGCCTCCCGCAACCATACCTGTTTGGTGAACCAATGTTGGTGGATTTATAGTTACAATATCTCCAACATTATAAGCGTTACCAAGATTACAGGGAGTGTTTACGCTAAATTCAGCAATTTCACCTGTTGGACCTGTTCCATCCACCGTAATTTTTAATCCATTTCCAGCATTGCTAGTAGTAATTGGTGTAGATAACCAAGTTTCATATTCACCATTGGTAAAACCTGATCCTGCTGAATTAATGGCTACCCCTTTTGCTCCACGCCATACACATCCAGGTAGATCTTTTAAAGCTACAGCATCATGCGCGAAGACTCTTGGTTGTTTTAGTGTTGTTCCTATTACACTCATAATTTGTTATTTTCTTATTTTTTGAATTTTTTCAGCACCTCTGCTACCAAAGTATGCTACATATACTGTTATTAATAAAGCTTCCAATAATGAAACCCATCCGTTGTTTATTTCTAATACCACCGTTGAATCCAGTACTATAAAAATAGTCATAGCTAAAGTTAAATAAATAAGTGTTAGTGGTCTAGTATTTTTACTTAGCCATGAATCACTTATCATATCACTTTGCCATCTATTTGAGATGTTATTCATCTCGGCAATATCTTGATCTAATAGCTTTAAAGCCATTTCTTTATCTTTAGGTTCTATATTAGAATCACCTGATATAAGATTTTTTACAATACCTAATCCTCCTTGATCAGGAAGAAACTCCCCTACGGTATCTAAAATAGTAGGAGCCTTCTCTTTTAAGAAGATTCCTACTTTAGTTTCTTTAAATTTTTTCTTATTTTTCTTTTTTTCCATAAGGAAACATTTCGTTTAGCTTAGCTTTTCTTTTTCCACAGCCACATCCTCCAGGAATTTTATCTGCTAGCTTTTTAATACCTGTTGCTTTAGTAAACTTCTCTATTGAGTCTCCTAAGCCTTTTGATTCATTTGATTCCATTTTATTATAATATTTTCCTTTAAACATTTCTTTATTTTAATGCGTATAAACATTCTCTAATACCCATACCAAATGCTATTCCAGCATACATTGGATGAGCATGCA